TTTGTGATTTTTGCCTGTGACATTTCGAAACTCCTATGCTTAGGATGGGGGCCAGCTCACCAGCCCCACACCAAAACTTAGGTTCGCGCAACGCCTGTTCCGGCAAACACCGTTGGGGCTTTGCTTGGCTTGCCCAATAGCGCGTAGACATCGACTGTTGCATCGGTGCCTGTTGTCCCAGCGACAGAGAAGCCGATATAGCGCTTCGACCCATTATATCCAATCGCACCCGCCGTTTGATCGTCTGCCGCATCACTTGTTACTGATAGGGCGTTTGTGCCGCCTGTGGTCTCGGCATCAGAAACCGATCCCGCCCCCGCTGCCGTAGCGTCATCACTCTCTTGAAGCGTGGCTGTAAAGCCCGCTGCCGTTCCTGCGTCGGTGATTGTCTTATTCACCATGACAATTGATGCGGCGTTGAAGCCCAGAGTGTCGATATAGTCGGATGTTGCCGCTGTGGTCCCTGAAAGCGTTAGCGTGCCAAGGAAGGCAACAGAGTTGTTTGAGATCATATCACGCATTTGATTAACTCCTATATGCGTTAAAGAAAGGGGGCGACAGGCTCATCGCCCCCCATTTGTTTACTAGGCAGAAGCCTCAAGGAATTTCAGGGCCTCACCATTAACAAGGTCGCCGCCAACGCGCTTAGTCGTGTAGAACAGAACGTAAGGCTTGTTTGTGAGTGGGTCACGAAGCATACGAAGGCCCAGACGATCAACAATTGTATACGCTTGACGCATATCACCAAACGCGATTGGCAACGAGCCGGTGCCAAAGTCTGGCATATCGGAAAATGCTGGTGCCACATCATAACCCAAAAGCGTCGAAGGACGCCCAGCGGCAAGTGATTGCTGCCATAGATATGCACCATCGCTATCTTTAAGCTTGCGGGCCTTTGTGATGGATGAACGATTCATAAACCAAGATGCGCCGCCGATGTATTCGGCCTTTAGTCCGCCGACCATATCAATAAGCACATCACCGCCATTGGGGGCGGCGGCAAAGCCACCATCAACGCCAGTCTTGAAGCGCTCAACGGAATTTGTGAGATCCGTGCCGTCAGCATAAGTTAGAAAGCCGCGCGGCTTGGCGGAACCGTCACCGTTAACAAATGCGGTGTTTTCCTTGCGAGCAAAGCGCGTCGCCACCTTGTCCGCCAACCACGCTTCCATATCCATATCAGAATCATCAAGCATACGTTGCGTTGCTTTTGGCAATGCAGAAAGCTCATGCAGAGGAATAGAATAAGCGCCGAGCTTCGGCGTTGTTGTGTCTGATCGGGCCTGAGTCTCGCCAACCCATTCTGCGCCAGCCTCGTCGTTGTCATAAATGCCCTGATACTCATTCGATCCGGTCGTGACAACGCTTGCATATGCACGCATGATAGATGTTTCGTACGCCTTCTTAACGATGCGGCCCGAAAGATCTGGGTGGATCGTATAGCCGCCATCAGGATTTGATCCAGAACTAAGCGCTTTGCGCTCGTCTGCGCCGAGAACGACTTCTTCATTGCGAATATAGCGGCCAAATGCTCTTTTATATTCGGCAAGATCTGCGGCGGTGTACGTTGGCGCGGAATTCATGCCCCGTTGACGGGCGTTGCGGTCGGCAAACTCTTGGGCCTTGGCTTCCACATCAACTTGCTCGCCACCAACTTCTTGAAAGCGTTCCGCACGCTTTTGCGCCAAGATAAGTTTGTCGTGCTTCTCATCTAGGCTGGCAATCGCCGTCTCAATCTTGCCAAGCTCATCACGGCTAACAACGTCGGCGCTGCCTTGGCGCTTCTGTTCCGCTTCGATTTCGTCATTTTTCTTACGCAAATCCGCAAGGGTGGACTGAATTTCATCCACAATTTTGTTTTCATCGGCCATTTTTCAATGCCTCCAATAGTCGCTTGTTAAGGTCAAAGGAGGCTTTATAGCCCCCGTCTTCTTCTAGGCTTGCCGTGTCTTCATCCCGAAGATTTGCCAGACCCTTAAAGCCAGCCGCCGCAATGGCGCGAGCCTCCTTGATGGAGAACCCTACGTCCCGTAGTTTCCCCTCAAATTCTCTAATTGTCTTCATAGACTTCACGCCAGTCACCTTTGCCGCATCCAGCATTGGTATAGTGACAAGGCTGATCTCGAATAGGTCCACCTCGATAAGGCGACGAATTCGCCCCGCGCCTTCTGGAATGGATTGCTTTGTACGATACCCGATTGACATACTGTCGATTGCACCGCCTCGCAAAAGGGCGATTGCCTCTTTTCCCTTGGCGACACCTTCGAGGAGTCGACCCTTTACGAACAGGCCCTTTTCATCCTCTCGAATTTCATCCCAAACCCCAATAGGTTGCGCCATGTCGTGCTGCCACAACATTTTCGGCTTTCGTGCTTCAAGGGACTTTGTAAAGGCCCCGCGTTCAACCACATCCATGCCGCTATCAACAACATTGTAAACGCTTGCGTAGCCTTCGAATGCGCCGTCACCATCGGGCGCGTTCTTCAAGTCTAGCGCGAATGATTGGCTTTTGATCTCATTGGACAAGGGGAAACCTTCCTATATCGTTTGTCATGTTATAACATACCTCATGCAATGTGTGAACCCTATCCAAACGCCGCGCCTTCATCGATAAAATAAGCAACCGTGCATCGACAGTTTATGACTGCGCCCGCTGGAGCCTCTGCTTGACCGGCATATGCAATTTTAAGCGCATCACCATTGATGCGCGGCATGGTGAAATCCTGATCTTCACGAACGATCTGCCCATCCATAGACCTATGATCGTATTCACTGATATTTTCGCCCTGAAAATCACGGGTTCGGTGATCGTGTACACTGATCCACTCTTTAAGCATCGGCAATTGGCTTGTTTTGGCGGACTGTGAAGCGCCATACCCCGACGCCGCGTGCGTCTCTGTTCTCGCAATGGTGGACGCCCGATACCGGCTTATGCGGGGAACGCCCTTAGATATCCGAAGTGCGATAGCCTCTGACCCCTCACCCGCCGCTTGCCCAGACTGTATCTGATTGATCACCATGTTGCGCGTCGTGCGTGTGATGGATGTTATGCGCTCTCGGATGGACTCTAATCCGACATACTCATCGACTAATCGCGCGAAGAACTCTGAAAACACTTTGGTTTCCCATATCTGCGTGACCGTTCCGCCTGTGGAAAACTGAAACGACTTGCCGTCGTCAAAGGTGATGGGGCGAAATGCCAAGATACCGCCAGCTATGACCTCAGCCCCCATTACCTCAATAGACATGGTTGCTATGCGTCGAAATATGTCGGACATAATTTGCATGTGTTCACCATTATCTATCGCGACATTGCCCGTCGCCTCGAACTCAGCGACCATTCTATAGCTTTCCGTGCGTATCGCCTCATCAATCAGCACCCTGTTGCTTTGCGCTATCGCGTCCATCGCTTTATTTTGTCGCGCCCCCTCGGCTCTGCGCTCATCCGGCGTCATAACCAGCAATCCGCGCCATAGTTTTTGCCTCTACATCGCCCAGCGGCTCGCCGCTTTGGTCTTGCAGCTCATCACCACCAGAAGGCAGCTTTTCATAGCCCATGGCCTTGCGCTTTTCGTTGATAGTCAGAACTGTCGACGCCTCGACTGCTTCCCATCTTGCCGCGCGCTTCTCAACAATGGCAGGGATGTGATCCATGTCTGCGCGGACCTCGACACCATCGTCGGCAAGCCATTGAGTGCGTGATTGCGCCGTTGCCGACACAAGAGGAATTACCGTATCCTCCCAAAACGCTTGCCTCGCCTCTTTGTAGTTGGCGTATGTATTGTCGCCCGCGATGCCCAGCATTAGAGGAGGGACACCAAACGAAAGGGCAATATCTCGCGCGGCCGCGTTTTTGGTCTCGTGGATTTCCATATCAACAGGCGACAACCCCATAGACACCCAATCCAAGCCACCCTCTAAAAGCATGGGGCGACCCGCGTTCGACGGCCCTGAATACTGCTGCTCAATATCGGCTTTCAGTTGCCCGAATTGCTCATCTGTCATGCGCCCTTCACCCTTATGGACAAGAGCGCCGGAGGGTCGCGCGGAATTTTGCAGCAATGCCTGCACGAAATCCATAGAGGCCGTGTGGATGTCGATTGACCTGCTTCCAGCCATCATCGGGCTTTGCCCATACCAATGATCTGTAGGGCTAAATAGTTTAGTTTGCCAGACAGGATTGTCGCCGTTTGGGATGTCCACGTCATACCGAATCTTCTTGCCATTATCGCCCTGATACTCAAACCCCGACGGGAACCCATCCACGCCCTGCAATACAGAGACATTTTGTGACTTTAGAACATAAAGCTCTTTTAGCTCTCCGGCCTCTACCTTCTCTTCGTATGCGTTGCCAGAAATCATCAGGTGAGAAATATAAGCCTTCGTGTAGTCCGATCCTGATTGAGCGGGGTTTGGCTCGGCCATGAGGTCAAGTAGGGGGTGATCCAGCAACTCAACATCACCGCGCCACACAGTCCAATTAACCGAAGCAACAGCTTCCGCGATTATTTGAACGCAATTGCTAGATATTACGTTGATTTCGTAACCTTCAAGCGCATACTTTCCATCCATCGTGGACTTCCACGCTGGCTGGTTCGGCGTAAGCACTATGGCCGCGCCCGTTCGGCTTTCTTTAACCTCTGGCGATTTGCCGAATAGTTTGGGGAATTTCATTCTCAAAATCTCCATTGATTTAGCATGTTATAACATATCACGTCGGCGTTTCCTATAGGCTGCGAATTGACGGCGCGCTGGGCTTCATCAATGGAACCAAAGCATATCGCAAAGCATCGATATAGTGGTTATCGGCGTCAACGGGCTTGCGCAGCACGTCGCCTGACAACCTATCGACCTTGTAGCTATAAACGCGGAATTCACGCGCCACGGCTTCGCATTCCGGATGTATCACAACACGACTGAACGAACGAATGAATTGAATCCCGTCCTCTACACTTCCCGCCCACTTCTTGACGCTTTCCATGCGAGGCAAGCCG